GTTCTGGAATCCACTCTACTAATTTATCAATAGTGGGCTCTTCAAATTGTTTGTTTTCCTCTGCATAAGAAAAACCTGTTAATAACAAAAATAATAAACAGGTTAATCTAATCATCAGGCAACTACTGTAATTATACCAGCTCCTGCACCAATACCAGCAGAATTTGTAATAGTAGCATTTAAATTTGTACCTTTATCTTTAACTGTTCCACCATTCAATCCCATTGCGTTTGCACCGATTGATAGTTTGTTACCAGCATCAGTTGCATTATTGCCACCAGCTATAGGCTCAATAAAAGTTAAACGGTTTGTACCAGTTCCTGCTGAGTAATCTAATGTGTGATTCGCCTTTGCATCATTAACAACAGTAAGTTGTGGTGTACCAGTTACCGTTACTTCCTCATTATAGTTTACTGTTACTGATAATGTTCCGCCTACTGATTTATCAAAAGTGTCAATATTCCAGTTAATAGAACTAATAGTACCCGTTCCTAAAGATGCTGTTGCAGATGTTCCACCAGAAAGTCCACCAATAGCTACAAGCACTTCTTCATGTACTCGACCAGCACGACCACCAGTTCCCGTAGTTTTTTTTACCCATCCTTCTTCAGTCGCATAAACTTCTCGTTTTTCAACGTCTGTTAAATGCTTAGGTTTACTTTCATCTGTTGTTGTTGCTCCCCATAAACTCATTTTATTTATCCTCCGTTAGTAATTCCCTGTTATCTGCTTTCGCAGTATTTTCTTTTTGTTTTGCTTTAGGTGCGTTTGTTGGTTTTTTTGCACCATCACCATAAATAACTTTTACACTTCCATTGGAAGCTAATTCAAATTTAACTTCTTGACCATTTTGAACGAAACCCTCTACACTATCCATTTCAAAATAATAATAATTTCCTTCACTAACAAGTTGTCCCATTCCACCATGTAAACCACCAACTTTTCCTGTAGGCATAATCTTTTCCTTTCAGTAATTATTGCCACTAACAAGTCCTTGTCGGGTAAGTTCCGTCCCACACGAATGGCGTAGTTTAGAAATTATCCACCTGTTAGTGACAATTATTATAATTATTTATTTTTATTGTGATGTACGTTGAGTGCCAACCAATTCATAATTGGCCAGATTTTACCAAGAATAGGTAATTTCTCAGCGTATTCATCTTTCAATGCCATTGTAAGTGCATTTGCAATTACAACGATAGAACAAGCTGTTCCCCACCATGCTTGGTTTTCACCCCATGCTAGCATCAATGTTTCCATCAGATATCCTCCTTTATTGTTTAGTTAGAGTAAATAGTTAAATCAATGATACAAATAACCTGCAACTGCCCATCCCGCCAAAAAGATAAGGGCTTTACATAGATATGGATGCATTATAGTTCTCCTTTTTAATTTTTATTTTTTTACCGATTTCTTTGAAAACGGTTTTTGCCAGCCTAGCGTTTTTTGTCATAAGTCCTTCCTTGAACTTGCTAAACTTGTCTTTAATAACAAAGTCTCGCATCTTAGAACCAGACATACCAGAAACACCCTCAGCGTCTGGGTCACGTTCACCGGCTGAGACAACTGAAAAATCTTTTATATTGTCAAGATCACTATCAACATATTTGCTCATGTTTCTTTTGAATTCGTTTACCCGATCACTGCCAACTACGAAAACAACTTTCTCAAACTTATCATTGTTTAGTTTGTCTAATACATCAAAGGGTGTCTTTATTGATGTATCAGTATTTATAACATTACCAAAAACATCTTTCAATACTTTCACTTTTGTTTTAAATGACAAAGGATTTTTCTTTTTATCTTCGGTCTTTGAAGGAAAAATAATAGGAGTTGCTTTTTCTTTCTTTGCAACTGAAATAACTTTAGCGATAAGTTTCCCGTGTCCAATGGTAGGAGGATTCATTCTACCAAAAGAGAAAACAGCTGTATCACTTTTTGCTTCAGAAATGAACTGCCTAAAGGATTTCATTTACCTCTTGCCATCTTTCCAAGTTTTAAAGTTGCAAACATTGTCAACCATTTAATATCTTCGTCTGCTAATTGTTGTAAAACTTCTTTTGGATATTTGTCAACCATGTTCTTTAATTTCTCACCTTGCTTGATAGTCATTTTATCAATACCATCATATTCTTTGCGTAACTTATCAATCATTCTAGGTGCAAAAGTTTTACCTTCCATCAACTCTTTATAAGTTTTCATTAGAACATCTTTCCGCCTTGGGCTTCTATTTCGTCTTTATATTCATCAGCAAATTCTTGTGCAACGTAATCTTTAATTTTTCTATCAAACTTAACACCTGGAAATTCTTTTGCATATTTCTTTGCACCATCATCTACAAGATACTTCCAAAGTTTAGGTGCTTTCTTATGGTCATATTTTCCAGACTTCATTTTCCTCTGGATGTTCTTGACAATAGGAACAAGGCGTTGACGATACAAATCTGCATCATTCTCAATGTATAACTTGAGCTCAATAGCTTCGTCTTTCCAATTTTCTACAATAAATGTCTTAAAGTTCTTCATCATCCTCGTCCTCATGGTCTGCACACATTTCTTCTTTGGACTTTTTACTTTTACGACCGTCGCCACCAGCTACACGACGCCTTACACCATCTTTTTTGATAAACTCTTTTAGTTCTTGCATAAAACTTTTAAATGATTTCATTTTGAATCCCCTTTGAATATAGCTTCATGGACTTTTTTCCATGCATCTTTACCTTTATGTCGTTTACCACTATGAAAAATATTTTTTCTCATCCATGCCATATGTTGATGAGTTGGACACACACACTCCCACCTTAATGTTGCATCACACTTTGCACAATACCTCGATCTAATAGATGTCATTACCTCTCCAATACCCTTCCTTAGTTAAATTGTTGTCTTTGTCTTTTAATAATTCTTGTCCCAAATCCTTTAATCTTTCATCATCTTGTAACTTGAACTCTTCTTCTAGCCTAGGGTCATGTTCAAAACGATATTTATCTTGTTCTCTATACTTAGCAATAAATCTATCCAATATCCTTCTTAACTCTAATAAATCTTCTAGCATAATATCTCCTTACCAATCTTTAGCGATTGTAAAGTTTGCATGAGAAAACTCAAGTCTATCTACCAACTTGACAGCACCACCTTTTGTATCAATAGCAACATACCCTTCTGGAGCTGTTACTTTGAAACCATCAGCAGTCTTTAAGAATGTTCCAATACCTTGAATTGTTTCCAACTTTCTAATAACCATTTCTTTTGCTTCAAGTATTCCTAAGTAAGTGGCCATAGTGAAATACAATTCGTCTTTGAATTTCTTTAAATTCTTTTTAGATTCTTTCTCAATATCTTTGTATGTCTGTTTACCTTTATCAGATTTCTTTGAATCAATTTCCTTTTTCATCCTAGATATGTAATACTTTTCAAACTCTTTAACAAGTTTCTTAGTATCAGATATTTTAGCACCAGCACGAATCTTAGTATTAAAAAATACTTTCATCAATGGGGCCAATCCCCATTTAGATTTATCAGCAGTTTCTTTTGCCAAGAGGTTTAAAAACTTTCCTGTTTTAGAAATTGCACCTTTAATTTGATTTATCTTTCCTTCAAGTGTTTTTATTTCACTTGGAGAAAACGTAGCTGCATTTGCAGTATCGACATATGCATCATCAAACCAAACATTTTTACTTTTATTAAAATTTCTTGAATCAACACCATAAGATGCTTTCAAATCAGCAATACTGTTTCCTGTATACTTTGTGTGCCATACAACTCCAAGATGTGCCTTTCTCATTTGAGAAGCTAGGTCACTATCTTCGGGTACAGCATAGGTGATAGTATTAGGCCCAAAAGTCAACATACTTTGTCCATCAATAGTTTGTTTCTTCAAATCACCTTTAGAAAACATGATGTCACCTTGATAGACTCCATCATCTAATCCGAGTTCGGGTAAGTATTTCAATGCAAGTTTTATTTTATCTGAAGGCCCACCTGAACCATGATTCGCACTTATATCTGCGTTTGTATAATTTATTTTGGGGGCCTTATTGAACAATGCTTTTATTGCAACGAAAAACTTTCCGTTCTCTGGATTGATACCAGCAAATATTGCTGGGGCTCCATCCCACTTAACAGTAATATTAGTTTTGCTTTTTCCTCCAGATAACATATCTTTTAAGGAAGCTAAAAACTTTATTGCTGTGTTCGCACCTTTTACACCATTGTTGATGATCTCATCTTCAAGGTGTTCCATGTGCGTATTTTTATCTTCATTTATTAATTCTTTAAACTTTAGCATAAT